TATTGGTGCAAGTCGGGTATATACATTCAATGTTAAAAGTCGTATAATTACAGAGTACGTGTCAGAACGTACATCCGGCTTTGAGGTTCGTGGTAGCACGATCTATGGTATCAGTGCTGAACGCAGCCGATCTATTCGGTTGCGTAAGCCTGAAGAGCAACTTCCTACGTTCCTCACCAAGACACCTACAGCAATTGCTAAATTCTGGGATGGTCTGACTACCAAGACGATCGATGAAGTAAGTGGCCGGATCAATAAGGATACGATTCTTTTGAGGGCACTAGATAAATGAGTATAAAATTTTTAACGAAATCTGAATTTTCTAAGATTGTAGAGAAGCACGTCTTAGATAGGAAGATGAGTTATATGGAAGCCGTCCTTCATACATGTGAAGAGCATGGCATTGATCCTGAGGATGTAAAGAAGTTTGTCTCTGCACCCATCCAGGAAAAGATCGAAGGTGAAGCAATGAGATTAAATTTAATCCCAAGAAGCAACGAGCTCTTCTTCGAATAATGCATATATAATAGTGTACACACATTAGAATATATGGTACAATACTTCAGTTCATACAACGCAATATAAGGAATACAAAATGTCTTTTGCAAATCTCAAGCGCAGCCGCAATTCTATCGATAAGCTCGTTCAGGCAGCACAGTCTGCAGGCGGTGGCGAACCAACCTCCTACAAAGATGATCGACTCTGGAAGCCAACTGTTGATAAGTTGGGTAACGGCTATGCTGTCGTTCGTTTCCTTCCTGCAGCCGAAGGTCAAGATCTTCCTTGGACTCGCTACTGGGACCATGGGTTCAAAGGCCCAACCGGTAAGTGGTACATCGAACGTTCACTGACTACTCTTGGTCAGGAAGATCCAGTTGGTAAGCTCAATAGCAAACTCTGGAATATGTCTGATGACGATAAGTCAGAGACTCGTAAGCAGGCACGTGACCAGAAGCGTCGACTGCACTACGTTGCCAACGTTCTGGTTATCTCAGATCCTGCTAACCCAGATAATGAAGGCAAGGTCTTCATGTATCAGTTTGGTAAGAAGATCTTCGATAAGCTCATGGATGCTATGCAGCCACAATATGCTGACGAGACTCCTATGAACCCATTTGACTTCTGGGAAGGTGCAAACTTTAAGATTAAGATCCGTAAGGTTGACGGCTGGGTCAACTACGATAAGTCCGAGTTCGATTCTCCCACCGCATTGTTTGATGGCGATGAGGTCAAACTCGAAGGTCTTTATAACTCGCTTCACGATCTTGGTGAATGGACTGATCCTAAGAACTTCAAGAGCTACGCCGAACTTGAGCGTAAGATGAATGAAGTCCTTGGCCAGGAACCTGTTCTTACTTCGAAGCAGGAAGTGTCTCTTGGTAATCAATCCCCTTCGCGTACGATGCGCGAAGCACCTCCGCAGAACATCGAAGAGATGACTTTGAATGAGGAAGACGATGATGAACAAGAGGATGTTACAAGTTACTTTGCTCGTCTAGCAAACGGTTAAAGGAAGGCGCCTTCGGGCGCCTTTACTTTTATCTCAGACCATATCCTGGAACTGTAAACGCATTCGGATCAACGTTATTTGCCCCGCCAGTATAATTATTTTGAACATTAATCGAATTATCGTTTCTCTGATTAGATGGAGCAACCACTGTGGTACCACCAGTAGGTCTAGGTGCTTGTATAGCTGCGTTCGTCTCTTCGATATTTTCTAATCTTTGTTGAGCTAAACGATTCTCTAGAGCTATCATTCTTTCAGATTTATTTGGATCTTCTAATCCAAAATCTTTTGTAGGAATAATACCGCGTGGATCATATCCGCTTCTATCTGCCTCAATGTTTGATCCGACGGTAGAAGAATAAGCCATTTGTTGAGCCGTATTAGCAAGCATAGCTCTTCCTTCCGCGTTTCTCCATCGGTCATGAAGATATTCAGAGGCAATTAATAAATCATCCTTTGTGAGATTTGGCACTTCACCAAGATCTACTGATTCTAGAATCTTAGGAGATACGTTATTAATTAATTGACTATGCAAATACTGTATATCACTGATTCTCTTAGGGCCACCCTCAGTCATCATCGTAACTAGATCATTCCACTGTTCAACAGCCCATGCAGAGGCTGTCCCATCACCAACAGCTGTAGGATCGAGAATAAGAGAACCAATTAAGACCGGGGCTGAACCCAAAGCTCTGGCTGCAACACCCAATCCCCTTGCTGCACTCTGGGCCGCTGTACTACTACCTTTTGCTGCTACAGCAGACCCCGCACGTGCTGCTTCTTCTGCTTGACCTAATGGATCCAATAGGTTTAGACCTCTTAGGACCTTATCGAAGTTACCAGATCCAGAAACAGGGGCTGCAGCTTCTGGTATTCTTTTTGTTTCTGTTGGAGCTTCTGTCTCGAGTCTTTGTTGTCTTACCTCTTGCTCTGCAGCTTTCATTCTCTGAGCTTCAGCTTCAGCATTCCTAACTCTCTTAGCTTCTTGAGCGGATTTGTCTCTGAGTTCTTCCTGCGCTTTAATCTCAGCTCCAGTAGCTTCTCTAGTAGCAATCCTATCTTTTACTGCTTTATCTTCTTGAGCTGACCTGTCTCTAAGGTTTTCCTCGGCCAGTCTATTAGCCTCGGCTTTTTCCAGCTCCGCAATTCTTTTCTTCTGTCTTCTATCTTTTTTATCGGCTTCTGCTGACTGAGCTTCAATTAGCTGCTTCTCGAGGATAGCCTTTTTTCTATCCAGCGCAGCTTTTTCTTGTTGGCTTCTTTCTAGATTATCTCTTGCTTCTCTTAGTTTATCTTCAGCTGCTTGTATTTCTGCCGCTTTTACTTCCGGATCAAGGGTTGTGAATCTTCCCTTTTCATCTCGTGTAACTTTTTGGACTTTCTTTTCTTCTAGAGATTTTTCTGCATCAATAACAGCTTTTTTGTCAGTCTCTATCTTCTTATCAATATCTTTTGTTTTTGTATCCGCATCTTGTATTTTGGTCTTGGTGTCTTCCTGAAACGTTTTTATTCTTTCTTCCGTCTCGGCTTTAGCTTTTGTTTTGGATGCAGAGACATTATCTGTTATTAGCGATTTAATGGTATTATATCCATAATACAAAGCAGCGAGACCAGCACCAATCTTTACTAGACTAGATCCTATCTCTTCCCCGTCGGTTGCGGCGGTAGCCAAACTATTAGCTAGAGCACCTATGCCAGCCGCTGCACCTAAAGCTGCGACTCCAATACCAAGCTTGTTCTTTCTTTCCCTGCGATCTTCTAAATCATCTAAACGGCTTCTTTTCTGCAGATTAAGAAACTCCATGATATTTCTATCAATGGATTCTAGCGACTCATTCGCCTGATTTTGTTTTTCTATAATCTCATCATCACCTTTTTTGATAAGATCAACTACGTCAGAAAGAGTAGCTACCATATTAGAATCCTTGTTGCTTCATTCTTTGTTCTTTTTCTTTTAAATGATTTAGCAATAATGTAATATAAACTTCCCTTTCCCACGGCATCATTTCCCCCAATTCGGTCAACGAATATCCATGAATCTGCATCAAAGTAAAGTTCGTTTGATAATGATTCACAAGATTATCATGAGAAAGGCCTATTGAAAAAAATCCTGAAGTCCTTCCAATTTCATTGTCTGGTGTCTACCACATGATGCACAATCCCATTCGGCATTATGAGATACCCGAGGAGCATTTAATACAAATTTCTTCAACTTATTATATTGTGACGAAGTCATACTGTTAACAAAGTTTTCCAAAGATTCTTTAGATTCTTCTTTAACATCAACTCTTTCATCTTCAGTATGAACTGCTTTTATAGAGTTTAAAACGGAGTCAAATACAAAAGCCGTTTCCGTCTTATCATTCTTCCCAATTGAATGTAAAAGATCATAATATGATAGATGCTTCATCTCAACAAATATATTTGGCGATATCTCAATCATATTGTCAATTTTCTCTGGCAGATCCACCCCCACCTTTGAAAGATCTACTGAGACTTCGGTCTGATGCCTACATTCTTCATCTTCGCATCTAATTAAAAGCTTTACAGTTTCACCTACGGATTTTGATCTAATTTGGCAAAACAAATAATCCATATCATACGTAGTAAGATCTTTTTCATTAATAGGATCTGATACGCAAGTCTTAATTAGATCGATTACTGTATTTGATATCTTGTCAATATCACCATTTTCTAAAGCTAATAATAATATCTTTTCCTCTTTTACTAAATAAGGTCTGAATCTAGTTTTCATTTTAGTAGAAGGTATAACGATATCATATTTTGGTACGTCATTCAACTTAGGTAGTGCCATTTAATTCATCCTATTATCCATTAAGTGATTTATTAATTATTCCCATTAGAGCGCCAAGTAAGAAATTATTCTCTTTCTTAATTGCAGATCCTCCGCTGCTTCTCCAGTTCTTGTAAGACAACTGAACGTTTAACTGTAGTATTGTATCAGTCTGATCATTACCCAATTGGATTAAATCCATAGTAGTTGGATATGCATCAATCAGTTCTACCTCGTACACCACATCTTCTGGACGAATATTAATGTCTATATCAAGATCTAGCATACCACCTCCTAAGAAATCCCATTTTAGGAATGGACTTTGGTAGATCGGAAGACTGAATCCTTTTCTTAGCTGCTGGATTCGAATGTTTCTAGCATATTCATTCTTATAGCCCACAGTATACGTATCTTGGTCTAATGCTAGATTCTGCCAGGCTTCAAAATACTTACGAATACCGTAATCATTTAAGACATAAAAACTAAGATTTACATCATCGTATGCCTGATCATATGCAACTTTCTCGAAGATCGATCCGATCTTACGATCCAGTGACATGATCTGTCGTCCGGGCATATTGACTGAACTACAAAGCATATCAACTTCCATAGAACCAATGTTAGCAAAAGTTGGAAGGTATACTCTAAATAGGTTAGGAGCAGCAAATCCTCTTTTAGAAGATACTACGCCTTTTAATTGATCTATGCTATTAGCCATTTATCTTCCTCTTGGAATCTCTGTAGACTGAAGCAGAATTACCCTTTTGCCAGTCAGCAGTTGGTAGGAACGTAGCAATCTCCCACTCAGGGGCTTCAACCATTGCAAATTTAGAACGGACGTGTTCATTTAAGTAATGCTTAAAGCAAGGCTTAAAATATTTCATCTTAGAAGCCCGTTGTAGCATATTATAGGAAACTTCAAATCTAGTAGATTCGTTATAGAGCTTGTTGTTTGTAATCTCTAATAACGAATCAAGAAACTTAGCCCGTAGGGTTGGCGGAAGATAGTGTAGGTTTAAACCATAAAAACCACCTTCCGCCGGTCCAACAACAATCACTAGGGGGAAAGAGTCATAATATGGTAAAGTCTCTTTATGCTTAGGATCATAGAAGAACATATACATACTACCGATTACACTTTTCTGTTTCAATTGAATTGGTTCTTCCTTCATCAATTGGCTTCTATTCGGTCGTAAGTTTGCTACTCTTTTGCGAAACCAATCTCTTGATTCCTTCGTACGGAGTGTAAGTCCCTTGCGGAACGCTTCTATTTCTAAGGTGTAGAATAAATTGCTCATGCTGCTATTTATGTTGATTTCTTAGTCTTTTTATATGGCTTAAGGGGTTTAGTTGACTTCGGCTTAATACCCATACTATGCAGCGTGTCCTCTGTCCAGATTTGAAATCCCCATCCGTTATCTGCTGCAAACTTCTGCGCGGCCGCCCACTTATTCATGTTCTTAACGTAGGTCAATCCTTCATTAATATACTGTTTAGTCTTTCTACCCTTGAACTCAGGTGGTGCAGTTTCTTTCTTAGGCTTAATCTCTACAAGATATGTTTGTCCGTTTGCAAATGTAATCTTTAAATCCATAAAGTAACGATGATACTTTTTATCCACCTCGTAGAAATATGGGATTACGACTTCCTCACTCGACCAAGATTGTACTTCAGTTGACTCGTCACACCACTTAAAACACCATTTTTCCCATAATGATCTGTAAACGACATTCGTATGATCCCCTTTGTATTTCTGAGGATTTTTAACTTTATATTTTCCAGAGTAAGCCATAAAATTCCATATAAATAAGAGTAACTTTAAAACTATTTATGAGCCCCTAAAAATGTCCGGTAACGCTTCATTCGACGATTTTATCAGAAATAATCCGAATGCTTCGGCTTTGGAAAGGACAGTGTCTTCTTTTGGAAGAAGACCTAGTCTAAGTTATCCTTTAGAAGATGATAATAGATATCTAGGCAAATTGACCTTTGATGTTGTAGATGAAAGTAAATATAGAGTTGAATTAGGGGATAATTTTTCTGATCTTTGGGGAAGCGCCTACGATTTCATTTCTGGCATTTTCAGCGGTTTATTTGGAAGCAATGACGATGGCGTTAGATCTGCTGCTGACTCCTTCTATGGAAATACGAATCTTCCAAATAAGTTAAACCCCCGATCATTTGCACCGGCAGAAGATTTCCCTAGAATATCATTATACCTTCCTCAAGCATTAAATATAACGGATGGCATTGGGTATGATAATAATATGGCTTTAGGAAGGATCGGTGCTGGTGTAGAATCGGCACTTGGAACCGGTGGTGGAGCGGCTGAAGTAGGAGCTGCGATAGCAGCAGGTGCTAGAGAAACTGTTGGTGGGATTTTTGGTGGTAAAATAACTCCAGAGGTCGCATCTATTATGGCAGCAAATAGATTAGGTACATTAAATTCTAATGCCGGGACTGCTGCTAGACTTGCTTCAGGCTTAACTACTAACCCTAATACTAGAACCCTATTTCGTGATGTTCCTATAAGACAATTTAGCTTTATATTTACTTTAATTGCTACCAGTTCCAGTGAAGCTACACAGATTGAAAATATAATAAAAGCTTTTAGAACAGAAATGTATCCAGAAAAGATTGAGGCAGCAGGTATTGACTATGCTTATAGATTTCCTAGAAGATTCTTAATCAGAGCTACTTATAATAACAAAGAGTGGCCAGGTATTAGATTCCTACCAACCTATCTTCAGAATCTTAGTGTGGTTTATAATCCGAATGGAATGGGATTCCATAGAGATGGTAAATGGACAGAGGTACAAGTTACTATGTCATTCTCAGAATCCAGAGCGCTGGCGAAGCAAGACATTGAGGTAGGTTACTAATGTCAAATTATTTCAAGAATTTTCCTCTACTTACCTACAATTTTGGTAATGAAGTTTCTGATACGGTTTTCCAAAATCTTACCACATATGTCTCCCTTGTGGATGAAATAAAAGGTAATACAGAATTTTATGCTACTGGCTATATTCGTGATGGAGAAAGACCGGATACCCTATCCTATAACTTGTATGGTACTACAGAATACTATTGGACATTCTATTTCTTAAATGACGATATTAGAGAATCGGGATGGCCATTAACAGAATCTGAGATTCTACCACTGGCTAAGGAGTATTATCCACATTATGTAATCACCACCAGAGGCGATTTAACCACTAGATTTCTGACTGGACAAACAATTACTGGATTAACATCTGGTGCAACAGGAACTATCCGAAAGAAGAATATAGACCTAGGTCAAATTATTTTAGATACATCTGGCACATTCTTGGTTGGGGAACAGATATATCCTAGTAATGAGATTGACCAAACAGTAACAGTTACTAATTTCGTAGAACAATATAACGCCGTTCATCATTATGAAGATACAAATGGTAAGTGGAATGATATAGACCCATATACCTTCATTCCATCTGCTTCTTCTCTTATTCCTATTACAAACTTGGATAGGGTAAGAGCTAGAAATGAAGAATTAAAAACAATTGATGTATTTAAGCCCGAGGTAGTTACTCAGATCTCTGAAGAGTTTAATAGATTATTAAGGTTAGAATAATATGCCAAGAAGTTATGAAAGCGGTTCAGATTATATTATTAAATCGGTTAAACTCAAAAAGAACGGTACAACCGTAGAAATAAGAAATAACGTTGTTCAGATTGAGGTCTTCGAAAACATAAACCTCCCTTATCTAACAGCAAGATTATACGTGAAAGATGACGCTAGAATATTTGACGTAGTAGGGTTCGATGGTGTAGAAGTTTGTGAAATCACTTTCTCTCAACCAGGTGTGAGTCCAAATATCATAACGAAAACTTTTGTTATTCGTTCTGTAGCAGATACAGTAAAAATAACTGACCTGGATGAAGCGGTTTCTTTATATCTGATTGAAAAAATTGGATATGATGGAAGTCTAGAGAGATTCAGCAAATCTTATACAGGAACACCATTAGATATCATTAAAAAGATTGCTGATGACAAGTTAAAGATAAAGATAAATCCTCCTGTTATAGTTCCTATCCAAAAAGAAATGAGGGTCGTTATACCATATATGACTCCACTAGAAGCTATAGCTTTTGTTTTAGAAAGAGCAACTACACTAGAAGGTTTGCCATATTATTTCTATTCCTCTTTAAACAATAGCTTATTACAAATTAAATCTTTAGAGGAACTATTAAAAAGTGCTCCTTGGAATAAGGGTAAACCTTACAGATACTCTAGAGCATTTACGCAGGGTCATACTAACAACGCATCTAAACAAGATCCATTCGTTGTCCAAAAATATTTTGCCCCTACCGATGGGGAAAATACTTTCAGCCTTGTTACGAATGGTGCTATCTCCGGACAATTTAGCGTGTTCGATTTTACCACCGGTAGAAATGAGACGAAACACTTTGACATAACAAAAGTCTTTAGAAAGCTAGAATCGAAAGGTGTTGTTCCAAAAGGTATGACACAAGTAATTGAAACCAAGTATGCTGATAAACAATTACAGACTCTTCAATCTGTTAATGTGCATAGATCTATTATGGTTAATACCTATGAAGATGTAAGAAACTATTATCAGGATGATACCATAGACCTTTATGAATTGGATATGATTAGAAAAGCGATAAAAACAATTCTAACTAAATCTCCTATAAATTTAAAAGTTCCCGGAGGTCCGTTCCTTAGTGGGACGAATAATTCTATTGGAAGACAAATAGAATACTTTCATTTAAATAATGATATAACAGCATCAGAATTGCCTAATGCCTCTCCTGATAAAATAAGGGATAAGAAAAGATCTGGTACATATATGATATTCACAGCTCACCATACCTTTTTTAATACAAGACATACTGTGGAATTAAGTGCTGTTAAGTTAGGAAAAGAACCGACATGAGTGAAAGAAATTTAGCATATGCATTTTACGGTGATCAGATTAGATGGTTTATTGGTGTTGTCGAAGAAGTTGGTACTGATGAACCTAAACTAGGAAGAGTACGCGTACGCATACACGGGATTCATGGTCCTAGAGACCAAGTCCCCATTAGTGATTTACCCCAAGCCCAAGTGCTTGTTCCTACCACTGAACCTGGCATTTCAGGCTTAGGTAGAAATCCATATCTAGAGAGAGGAGCTACCGTTTTTGGTATTTTCTTAGATGGTAAAGCGTCACAGCTTCCACTCGTATTAGGATCTATACCTGTTATAGAAGTTCCAACCGCTGATCAACTAGAGAATCCTATTGGCCCTACTCTAGAAAGAGCTACGGTATCCCCCGGTAATCAAATCTTTACACCAGGAAGAAGAACCGCTAACAATAATAGCGCTACTATTACTAGTGCACTGGTAGGTGGCTCTGACGTAGATGTTCCTGCCGGAGCAGATTATCCGGCAAGTCTTCAAGAAAGAACCCAAATAGCTTGGGAATTCTTTAGAAGTAGAGGTTGGTCTGCATCTCAGACCGCTGGCATCGTAGGAAATCTTATTGCAGAATCTAGACTTATACCTGTTTCAAGGGGTGATGTTGGTTTACATTCCCCTACCGATGTATCCATTGGTATTGCGCAGTGGTATAGTGGTGGCGGAAGAGACAGGATACTTATCGAATTTGCTCGCAAAAAGAATAAACCCTGGAGCGATTATAGAACACAATTAGAATTTGTTGATTATGAATTAAATAATTATAGGGTATTCGGTGCTGCTGAACTAAGAAATGCTACTAATCCAACCACAGCTGCACTTATATTCCAGAGAAAATATGAAATACCTGCTCTTACTGGAGGAATTAGTCCTATCGACGGAAAGCCAGAAAGGCTTCACGAAGCTGAAAGAGTTAAATACGCAATAGATATTTACAATACATTCACAAGGAGTGTATAATGCCAATTGACCAGGACTCTTTAAACAGCAAATTAAAAAATTTAAACAGTGGTATAGATTTATCTAGCAAATCATCGCAGATAAGTGATATCTCTACTAAGTTTAAAGCCTTTGACCTTACTGAAATGGGTAAGAACATTGGAGAAGTAAAAGGTGGATTCGAGGGGTTAACCCTAAACGTAGATAATGCGGCCGAAGCAACTGCTGGCGAATTAGATGCAAATGGATATCCTACAGGTGGGGTAAGTTCCGCTACTATTGTTAAATTAGATAAAAGCGTACAGTCTTCTGTACCTTCCTTAAAAACTAATTTAGCTAGTCACAGTGGGGATATTTCTGCTCTGGTTAGTTCTTCACATGGAACTTCTGGTGAAGTTGTTTCTGGTGCCGCACCGTCAGCAAAAGAACTTGCCCCCGTGTCAGAAGGACTTATGGATGATATCATAACTGACGGATCACCAGAAGCAATTGCTGGAACTCTAAAGACAAAAGCAAACGTATCACCACAGGAAATTAAATCCCTCTTAGGCCAAGTAGCAAATTCTGCAGTGGCTGGTATTATCGATAAAGCTTGTGGGGATTTATTAAGCTCTAAACTTTCGGGTGATATGGGTATAGTCTTACAATTAGCTAGCAGTCAGTTAAACAACGCTCTTGGTGGATTAGACGGAGGTAATCTATTAAAGGCTACGGTAGAGAATTTTACTAGAGATATAGCAAATACTATCACAACAGTTGTTGTTAACTTAGGTGCTAATTCTGCTTTAGGTCAATTAACGGCTTTAACTAATCTCGCAATCTCTGGTAATTTAAAAGAAGTTGCAAATCAGGTAGTAAGTCAGATAGTAATTCCGGGTAATTTAAGCAATGAATTAATTGCAAGAGGCGGTTATATACCTACTTTTGGTTCTCCTGAAGAGATGCAGATGTTTCTGGACGGGGCAGAAGGTCTTGGACTTTCACCCGAAGCAATGGATGATGTTGCATCATTAAGAGTTAAATTGAACATAGTCAATAACGATATTCTCTTGTTAGATACTTCTTTATCCAATTCTATCATAACCACTTCAACCTCTAATAATCCTGTGGTTGATCCTGCATCTTATTCAACAGGAAACACTTCTTCTAGCACACCACCTCCTCCTGGATCAACAGATGGTAGATTTCCATTCTTTAATTCGGAAGAAGAGATTGTTCGTTATCTCCAAGGTGCTACTAGGGATATTACAACGGTTGTTTGGCACTGGACGGCAAACTACTCAGACCAGGGTCACGTAGGATCTGAACACATTGAACAAGTTCATCTGGCAAGAGGTTTTTCTCGTATCGGCTATCATTTTGTGGTTAAACGTGACGGGAGTATCCAAAAGGGACTTGATATCAATACAGTAGGAATTCACGTCAAAGGATTTAATACTCGAAGTATAGGTATTTCATTCGTAGGTGGATATAAGTGCTCAAGCTCAAAATATGGCGGCGGAGAACCCCCATATTCAGAAATTGGCGTAGAGTCTCTTACCCAGGCTCAGCACGAAGCATTTAAAAGATTTATGTCGGCGTGGTATAAAGTATTCCCGGGTGGACAGGCCTGGGGTCACGTCGACTTCCCTAATAATAGTGGGAAGGTAGACCCAGGATTCGATGTTGATAAGAGATGTTACGAATTATTTGGTAAAAGAAACGTAGGCCATCCAGTAAAAGATGGTAGGATTCTTACTGCAGAAGAAATCTCAGCCAAAAGACAATTTGCTTAAGGGAAAAATATGGCAGGTATAGATGAAGAAGACCTTGGTGATGGCGAACGCGAAAGACTAGGGTTAGGTAAAAACGAAATACAGAAATTAGGATTTGGTTGGTCAGACCCATCAAGTGAATATCCTAAGCCTGAATATCTTTGGAGAAGCTCTCTAAACAAGGCTGCTACAGGAGAAAAGACTTATGGATTAAGTATGGGCGGAGCAGATCCTGCTATAATCTACCAAGATCAGCTTGAACAGATTAATAATAAGGTTACAGCAGAAGATCTGGATGCTTTTAGTGGATCTGGAAATACAACCAATGGTCAAGATGCCTACGGTGGACACTGGGGAGACGAAACCCCGATATACACCAGAGCACAGATTCAGGAAACTAAATCTGGCCATGTTATTATGATGGATGATACCTTTGGTAATGAAAAGATTCTAATTAAGCACAATAGGGGTAATGGTGTTGAATTATCTAAGGATGGAAGTGTTCTAATCCGTTCTAGAAACAATCTTTCTGTTTCAGTAGATGCAAACGGTATTCTAATATTCGAAGGCGATCTTGCCATCTCATGTAAAAACCTTAGACTAGATGCAACAGGTGATTTAGATATTACCGTCGGCGGAGATATGTCACTTAGCGTCGGGGGTGATGTAAAAGAAAATATCGGTGGATCACATAGAACTAATGTTACAGGCAACAGAGGCGAAATCGTAGAAGGTAATAAATCCTCTACCACTCTTGGCTCTAAAACAGATACAACACTTGGTGATTTCTCTGATGTAATTAAAGGAACCTTCAGACAAACTATTAATGGTGAAAGATCAATTAACGTAAGCGGTCAAAGTAAGCATTCTTCGGAGTCTGAATTTGTTGCGTCTTCCCCGAATATGAACCTTGCTGCAGCTGACATGTCAATCTTTGGTGCCACTGGTACTATTGGTGGTGAAAATATAATTATGTACAATTATAATATGTACGCCGGTCATACTGTCTATGCTGGATATACTATGGATGCACCTGTTGGCAACTTTAGAAGACTAAATGGAACTTCTGCTCATTATACAACATTCCATGGTTCGTTAAACGGTAAAGCAAGATATGCAACTACAGCAGATACTGCTGCCGCCCCAGGTGGTGGTGGGGGATCTTATTCTAGTACTTCAGCAGATGATCTGGCAAATGATACCACAGCTTCTGTTAAGCCAGATCAGTCAATTCTGAATGAGTATTTAAATCAGTCTAATAGAGGTATTGCTAAAGTCTCTGTAGATGAAGGTAACTATATCAGAGATAAGATTGTTCGATACGCAAAGACAGGAGGAATTGCTCGCAAGAAACTTACGACCGCCCAAGCACGCGCGAAGCTAAAAGATCCTAATAATGCAGCGAATCAAGATTTCATTACAGCATTAATTGCTGATGGAAGTATCTCCGAGAATTATCTTAATCCAGTGGCTCCTTCTACTGGAAGAACTTATACTCCGGGTAAAACTGCAGTAGCACCTTCAAATCATATTCGGGCTGGATTAACTACGGTTTCACAAAAAATCATTGGTGGTCAAAGAGCAAATGTTGTATCTTATGTCCCAGACCCAGCATTTAATCCTCAGTCGATCGATCCAAGAAAAGGTCCATTTGCAATTACTGCAAAAACTCTGGTTGGACAGGGTATTCCAATTTCGACTTTCCTGTCTGGCAAAGGACATTCAACTAATCTTGGCCACATAGCTACCTTCGAAGAAAGACAGCAATTGGCTAGAAACCTTTCTCTCCAATCTGAGGTTATCCAGATATCTAGAAGAGATAATTCTAAGTTTGCAGACTATAGACTGATAGTGGTAGAAGGAGTTTATAAACCTGAACCTACGGAATCACTATCGTCAGGAAGTCCGAAAGATCTAGCTAGAACCGGAAGAGCGATTACATATGAATTATATAATAGAAGAGGAAAAACTGATCCTTCTGTTACATATGAATTTGCCGAATATCTGGCGGAGAATTTACCAGCATATGATGAAATACGTTTGGATTTCGATAACTTAGACCCAAGAGGTAACATATATGGGTCTAATAATATTTCAGCACAGATCACCGTAATTATGCCAGAAGTTCCGGCAGATTTTAAGATTTCTCCGAAATATAAAGCGAAAACCGCATTCAACGGAAAAATACAAAGTGAAACAGATCTAGTAGAAATTGGCCCTCAGTAACTATCATAAATAGAATAAACCAATAGAGAGTCATTATGGCAAAAGCATTTTCAATAGAAGATGGTAACCTATCTTCCAGTATTATAAGAAGCAGCAAAGTTAGGGTCAATAAAGATATTGACCTAGCTTTTACTGCTAAGCCTAGTGGTGAAATCTATAAAAAACAAGATGCAGCTGCAGTAAAACAAGCTGTTAAAAATCTTATGTTGACTAATTTTGGAGAAAAACCTTTTAATCCATCATTCGGCGCTAATTTAAGGGCTTTATTATTTGAATTGGCCAATTCAGATACTGAATATGATATTGAAAGAGCTGTTATTTCTGCTATAGAAACATATGAACCAAGAGCTCGTATATTAAATGTGACCGCTAAAAGTAATCCTGATGGAAATGAAATTCAGATCAATGTGGTTTTTAGATTGGTTTCTACATCCGAGGAAGTAACATTTACAACGACATTAGCAAGGCTAAGATAACATGGCAACTACTATTCAATCTACTGCTTTAGATTTTAATAATATCAAGAATAATCTTAAGACGTATTTACAGCGTCAAAGTGAATTTGCTGACTATGATTTCGAAGCCTCGGGTCTTTCTAACATCCTTGATGTGTTAGCATATAATACACATATTAATGCTCTTATAGCAAATATGACCTTGAACGAATCTTTTCTCGGTACTGCTCAATTAAGATCTTCTATCGCTTCTATCGCTAATGGCCTTGGTTACATTCCGTTTTCAAGAACTGCGGCAAGAGCAACAGTACGATGCTCTCTAAATCTTTCGCAGGTCATTAATAGACCTAGCGCTATCTCTCTCCCTAGATATACCCAATTTACCTCTAGTGTAGACGACGAAACCTATACATTCCAAACCTTAGAAGAATATACTGCCCAAGATGACGGTAGCGGGGTATATCAATTTAGAGGTTCAAACGGAGAAGTAGATCTAGAAATCTATGAAGGGGTATTAACTACAAAGACATTTTTAGTCGGGGAAACAGCAAATACCGATGTTTATATTATTCCTGACGAAAACATGGATACTACGACTGCTACAGTTAATGTCTACGAAAGCCCAGGATCTACTACTTTTACTTCATATGGGGATATTTTAAAAGCAACATCTATTAATGAACAAAGTAGTGTTTATATCTTAAAAGAAGTCCCGAATGGATATTTCCAGCTTTCATTTGGTTCGAATAATATCCTTGGTAATCAACCGAAATCTGGCAATGCTATCATAGTGAATTATCTTTCTACGAATGGTCCTTTAGCAAACAGAGCTACAAATTTTGTCCCAGTCTCTAACATCGTAGTTGATTCTGGTAGTTACACCCTTTTTACTACTACAGTTTCAAGATCCAGTGGGGGAAGAGAAAAAGAGGAAATCGAATCAATAAGAAGAGCTGCCCCATTCCAATATGCTTCCCAAAACAGAATGGTTACCCCAGAAGATTATTCTTCTATTATTAAAAGAACTTATCCCACCTTTATTGAATCATTAAAATCTTGGGGAGGAGAAGATAATCCGAATCCTAAATTTGGTACAGTTTTTTCTTCTATTCGCTTTATTGACGGAATTACAGCAGAGCAAATTGCGGCGATTAAACGCGGTATTACATCTTTAGTAGAAGATCTAGCAATTATATCATTCACTATTGAATTTGTAGACCCACAAGACACTTATATTGAAAATGACATATACTATCAGGTTAACCCGAACCTTACCCCTGTGTCATTACAGACTCTAAATCAAAATGTTAAAACTGCTGTTGCGGATTATTATTCTGCCAATACTGGAGATTTTGACCAATCATTTAGAAGATCTAATCTTCTAACTATTATCGATGCTATTAGTCCAGCTATACTTTCTTCAAGGGCTAATATTCGTATGCAGCAAAGAATTACCCCAGTAATAAGTGCCACAAATACCTTTACATTAACTTATCCTGCCGCGATACGTTCACCTGCAAACGAAACGGAAGAGATTGTAACTAGTTCTTATTTTTATATTAATAATATCTCCAATGTAGAGAAACTAGTAAAAATTAAAAACAGAGGAAGCACCCTTCAGATATATGAACCATCTACCGGTACTGTTATCGTAGATAATATTGGTTCTATCAACTATTCTACGGGAACTTTAAAAATAGTTGACATCAAACCTTCAAGAATATCTACCGGATCGCAGATAAAAATATCAGTGATTCCAGCAAATGAAAGTGCTGTTACACCAAACAGAAATAATATTATAAAATATGATAACGAAAATTCTTTGATTACACCAGTTGTTGTATCGGCGGTTAACTAATGTTAGATAAAACATTAAAGGATCTAAACCGAAGACCATTAACCTTTGGGAGAAGTACAGTTGAGTCTGCTCTCCCAGAACATTTTGCTACGGAATATCCGCAGCTAATTAAACTGTTTAAAGCATATTACGGATTTCTAGATTCTGACGAAGAGGATTTTGGAAATATCTTACAAAATCTTTCTTCCCTTAGAGATATCGGTCAGACCGCTGCATCGAATCTAACTTATATAGAAGATGAATTACTTTTAGGACAGAACTACATCGAAGGCGTTCTGGATAAAAGAACCGGGGCAGAACTTTCAAATAACTTCTATAGAACAAAAGGTTCTAGGTTTTCTATAGAAAGATTCTTTAGAGCATTCTTTAACGTTGACCCAGAAATTATCTATGGTAAGAATTTATTATTCACAATTGGAGAAACGCCGATTGGTCCTGCCTCTGGAAAATATATCCAGAATGATAAGATATATCAATACTGGGGGATGCTTATTAAGACATCTGTTCCCAGAAGTAAATGGATAGATCTGTATAAACTTTTCGTCCACCCCGGGGGAATGTATATAGGATCTGAAGTCGAGATTTCTAATATAGTTGCAAATACTCCGACTTTCAATATACTAGGATTTGCTTATGTAAATGATCAAGATGTAACTCCTGTTACCTACCAAACAGAAAGTACTTTTGCCATTAACTCCTTCGGGGAAATACTTTCTATAGTAACTATGTCTGATAGGGACGGTGGTGGAACTTATAGACTAAGAACAGATGTTTCAGACTTTAACGATTGGTATGTTGAAGGATCTACACCAACAGATTCAGACTACGGCACTATTTCTTATGTGGCAAATAGATATAACACGATGATTGGTATGGCAGATGTTACTACATTTACTATAGACCAAGATTCAGATATTGGTATCCTTGTATCTGATGTGAATTCGAGAGAAACCGTTGACCAGGACACTTATAATTATTACGATTCAGCGTAATTTGGCTAATCTTTCTTTTATAAATAGAATAAATCTAAAATGATTTAGGAACTTAGATGACTAGAGAAATAATTAATACCGGTACTACGGCAAATGACGGTACCGGGGATACTCTCAGAGGATTTGCTACAAAATCCAATAATAATTTTTCCGAGGTTTATAAAATTCTTGGAGGAGATAGTTCTGATTTTGTAGGTAATGTTAAACTTGGCAATAGTCAAGTTGTTTTCCATGGTGCTTCTCTCTCAGATAATCTTAAAACTATTCTAACCGTAACTACTCCTACCAAATCGAACACTATTACTTTTCCGGATTCCAGTGGTGAAGTAGTTACTACCACAGCAGATCAAGAATTATACAGAAAACATTTATATGATACCAAGATCGATGGCGATCTTAGACTTCATGGAGTTTCTGGTACTGGATATTATTATTTTCATTATGAAGGACAAGTTGATTCTGGTACAGACCTAATAATCAACATTCCGAATCTCTTAGATTCTGACACGTGGGTATTTGCTGCGCACCCGGCAACACTTACCAATAAAACTCTTACTACACCGATTTTAACTACACCAAAAGTTATTACCTCTATCAATGATACCAATGGTGCTGAATTAATAAAGGTTACTGCAACATCTTCTGCAGTAAACGAGATTACTGTTACTAATGCTGCGACTGGTAATAAACCAACTATTACCGCCACCGGTGATGATACAAATATTACAGTTCGTTTAGCTGGTAAGGGAACTGGATCAGTAGAAATAGGCAAAGCCGCATACACCTCGTCTACGATTACAGCAAATGGAGCTGCATCTACATCAGCAACATATATAATTTGCAATAAATCCACGGCTCTTGCTGTTACTCTTGCCAATGGTACAGTAGTAGGAGAGTTTAAAATTTTTACAAATGCTGGTGCAGGCGTTGCAACAATTACTCCAGCAAGTTTTGCACAAGGCACTTCGTTTGCTTTAGCACAATATGACGGTTGCCAGGTTATTTGGGATGGTACTAGATGGTATCTCGTTGGTAACCAAGGTGAAGTCACCGTAGCATAATAGGATAAGATATGGTCGGAGTTATAACTAGAGAATTACAGAGAGAATTAACAAAGCGTCTTTTCGAAGACATTGATGACTCTGCTAATACTAGATATTATATTGGCGTAGGTATGTCAGAGGTATGGAATGATTCAGATGTTCCTGTCGAC